AGTTGGAACAACCTACTTCGAACTAAAATATGAAAATGAAGGGCGTACTATATCATTTGCCGGAGTCGTTTTAAACTACAATGAAAATATTAATGGAGTAGAACAATTGAATGCTAAGATTGACTTTGACTTAGTTTGTTCAGATCCTGGTGGAGTTAGTGATATTGCAAACATTTCAACAATTGGAATGCAGGTTGCAGAATCGCACGACTTGAAAGCAAGCGTTGTGTATAAATCTGTTGTTGATAAAATTAAAGAACTATATCTTTCATCATTTGGTATTTCTACAGAAGATGATAAACCATCATCGGATCTTAAAGATAGGGAAGAAAGAGAGAAATTTTTAGAAAAAAAAATAAATAGAATGTGGTCGAGTGTTCAGATGCATAGCAATCCAGAAAATTTTAATAAATTACTAGGAGCAACTGCAATAAAAACCTTTGGTGATTTTTTACAAGAGTGCATGGCCTGCATGAAATGGGGCGGATATGTAAATACATTTGACCAGTTTCCTAGTAAAATAAAAGATTTCATAAAAGAAACCGGAATTACACCCATTTATAGAAGTGTTAGCGATGCTAATAAAATTATTCCTTATGACTTTAATGGAAACGCACTTCGCATGGGGATTCAGGGCGATAGACCTTCCGGTTTTCGCTCTATTTATATTCTTATGAACGGCGATTCTGGAATAAATGAATACTCTGTCGGCGGATATGTTTATACTTCAGCCAATCAAAAACCATCGAGAACTATTTTAGTTTCACGAAATTTTGCGGATGAAAAAGAGAATCTAAGAAAAGATCGTTTGCGCGGGAAAGTAATTTATGTTACACGTGAACTTCCTATTATTAAAGAAGACAAAGAGAGATATTTAAAGTCACTACAATTTAAAACAATTCGTGAAAGAAAAAACTTTATAGATAAGATGACAAAAGAACCGCTAGAGACAGAGATAAATGAATCTACTATTGAAGGAACCTCTGATGAAGAAAGATATACACTTATAAAACCTCCCACAATTATTTCGTCCCTCGGAGATCCATATAAGGCGAGTAACTATAATGAGTGGGATGACTATGAGAAGCCGCGTGTTTTAGTAGAGACAAAAAATAAATTATACGATTTTATAGATCCTCAAGAGGCTGCAAAGTTAGAAGAAAAAGCAAGAAAATCAGCCGAAAAACTCCAAGAGAAAGAAAAAATAGCGTCAGAACGAGCAAGAACTAGTTCAGAGTTGTACGAAATGCGAGAAGAAGAAAAAGGAACAAGAGGTTATATGAAAGCAGAAAGTGAAGTGGACGAAAGAAATAGGTTATTGTCGAGCACAGATTTGACTCCTGCTCAGAAAGCTCGTTTGACAACTCTTCAAAAAAAACACCCAAAATCAGAAGGAGGTAGTAGAAAAAAACGTAAAAGTTCTGTTCGACAAAAAAAGTCTTATAAACGCGCAAATTCAAAGACAAAGCCCGGCAAATTGAAAAGAAAGAAAAATACCAGAAAATATAAGTTGACAAAAAAGCATAAAGTTACGAAAAAAGGTTAATTTTATTTTATTTATTACAATTTCATAATAAATAAAAAATTTAGTTTAATAAGGTTGTATTTATTGATTTCTCGAGTAGGGTATGAAGTATTCATCAAACTCACCGCGTCGGTCTGTTGTGGATGGTGGGGAGGTCGATCAAAAACTGGTTTATCGCCAGCGTCGCAAAAGTAGTTTGCGTAATAGTATTTTGTTCCAGGAGGGTTGTTATACTTATCGTAATTGTCTCTTACTGAAGCGCACCATTTTCCACCTCCTCTTCGTTTTTGCTTTGTCCGCGCAAAGACGATCTTCTAGATTTGCATCTTCCTTTAGTTTTACGAGCTACCCTAGTTCTAGGCATTATATATTATCTTAATATTATATTCTAAATTATCTTAATATTTTTCCTGAATAGTGCTATTGGCATCGGTAATTTTGACAATCTCTTTTATTGCTATCCTACCCCAAAAATAAATCTTCTCCCCTGCTATTTTGGATTAGGGTATTTCGAGTCGCCTTGATTGCAGTAATATCTTGTTCTATAATCGGGTATGCCAAACTCACCTCCTTTGCTGCCCTTATAGTAGCACCCCACCGGGTTTGTTTTCGCCGCCCGCGCATCCTCCTCCTGCGCAAGGCGACGCCTCTCTTCCCAGGCCATCTGCGCTTCTTGTTTCGCCGCGGCCATCTGCGCTTCTTGTTTCGCCGCGGCGATCTCAGCAATCCTCATCGCCTGCAGCCGCGCCGACTCCATCCGATTTGCCTCAAGCCGATGCTTGCGGTTCTCAAACTCCTCAGTAGTCTCATTCTCTCCTTGCACCTCTATAGTATATCCCCCCCTCCTATTTTTTGTGCGTACGCGTAATGTCAATCTTCTACCTCTATCTCTTTTTTTAGATTTACCTGCTTTTCTACCTCTACCTCTAGTTCTAGGCATTATATATTATCTTAATATTATTTTCTAAGTAGAGCTCGTTTTACTTGTGCTGGATATTTACTTTTGTTCATATTATCAATAAAATTTGCTAATGACTCAGGGGTGCGGTTTATTTTCTCAAATCCTTTCATCCGCATTAGTGTAATTTCATCAGTTGATTCTGCCAATACTCCATTTGCATAAATTCCATAGTTGAAATTTTTATCATCATTTTCAAGAACGATGTGATAAATTTCAAAAGTAGAATTCATCATTATTTCTTCAAATCTCTCGTCGTGATACGCCAACAATTTATATTTATCCTCTATTTTTGCATTGTAAATAGATTTATAGTTTGTTGCTGCCATTTGAATTACCTTTTTCATAAGAATAATTTCTCTTTCATTTAATGAATCATGTAAAAGGGCGTGACTTCCGGTAACATATAGGTCGTCGATAAGTCCTAACTCTGGAAATCTCTTTCTAGATAACTTGAATAATTTATCTATGGAATGATCTTTCGTATTATTGAGTTTTCCCATAATATTATATTTCACTTTTCTGTAACCGCGTTTATATGTTTTAATAAGGGTTCCTTGACCAATTTTTTCTATTGGAATATACGTATCTTTTCCATTTATAAGGCAAAGAATTTTGGTGCCTTTATAAAAACAAACAACTGGCACCCGAATAAATATATTTGATCCTTGTAATATTTCACCGGTCGTAATGTTGAATATATATAAATTATTTGCGCCACCAGGTAAAATAAGATTATTAAATGTAAATGTAAATATATTTTTCTCATTTGCAGAATTATAATTTAATATTCCAGAAACATAATTCATATTAGTGTCAATAATCACATAGTTATTTCCATTTACAGGAATAATGACATTATCAAATTCATATATTAATTGTGCAGGTTGTCCAGAAATTGGAGGCGATGGTATAGTATAATAGTTCGGAGCGCTAGCATTTACAATAATATTTCCTACAACAAACTGATTCGTAATTGTTGCATTTATAGATAGTACATTCTGTCCAGCCTCAAGAGAAACTCCTGTAAAAAAAAAGGAGGCATTAATTTTTACAATGTTGTCTACGTAAGCTTTTGCGGAACTTGAATACGCGCTTTCACTGACGTATAAATTTCCATTGTAATATAACACTCCATACGCTCCAGACGCTGCACCACCTAAAAGTTTATGTGAGTAAGTCGCCGTGGAATCTGTATATGGGTTAAATGATTGTAGATATCCCGTACTTGTTGATGAATTATAATAGCAATAGTACATGTTTCCATATGTATCAAAATTTAATGCAGTTTGCCCTGCACTATTTCCTGTAATGCCAACTTCCCATTTTTTACAAACATTTCCTGCCTCATTGCCGGTCAAAGGAATTTGACTTATATTTGTGGTATTTTTATTTGATTCATTTGCTCCGGTTACAACATACAAATAATTTGCAATAGTGTCAATAGCAATTCCATTTACAATTACGACTCCAGACGAGTTAGTTGTTAAGCCTGTTAAATAATCTGATAAATTTTGGACATTTGTAGGAGTTGGAGGATCTGTTTTATAATTCATAGATATTTTTGTAACACTACCATTTAATGTATTTCCACCGCTAGTAGTCGTAGATCCGTTTGTTATATAAATATTTCCATTTGAATCAAAACATAACTCGTAAGGATTATATAAAAAGTTATAACTTTGATCCTGATACACAAGAGAGAAAGTATTTCCGTCAGTAGACATTTTGTAAATATAGAAGTTATCGATACCAGAAATAACTACTGGCAGTGTGTTTGCGTAATATATAAATCCATCTTTAGAATTATATTTGATTGCATATGGTTTTCCAATGTAAACATTTTGTTTAATATATATTATTTGACCCGACGTTGTTGCCTTGACAATAGATCCATTTTGATAATCTCCGGTTCTCCCGTAATTGGCAATATATAAGTTTCCTGCCGGATCGATTGTCATGCATTTGGGTTCACTTAAATTTTCATATATGATTGTAGTTTCGCCACCTGGAGGAGTTATGTAAGCATTTCCAACATTTTTTCCACTTGAATTAAGTATGCTGTAACTAGTGTTCGGCATTGGCGAGAATATTGATGGATTATTGTAATAGTACAAAGTCGCAAGAGACTCTGAATTAGTTGCAATGATAGGATTTGGGTTTGTAATTGTAACGCCACCGGGAAATACATAATCTAAAGGTACCGCGGTTAAATTTATGTTATAAACTGGTGCGCTTCCTCCTGAAATATAATATGAATTATTTAATTGAGTTGGATACAATGTAGTTTGTGAGTCAGTTACGCCATAACCAAAATTGCCAAAAGTCAGTGAAGTGGTTATCTCAATAATTTGATTTTTATTATACTGAGCAATATATATATTTTCGTTGAATATAGCTAGGCCTAGAACCGGTTCGCCAGGATTTGTTAATATTGTGTGACTATAAACAGGAGTTTCCAATCCACTAGTAGGAACAAAGGCTTGAAGATAGTAGTTTCCGCTTGGTGTTGGGGTGTTGTACGTAATGCTTGAATTTGAATTAAGGTAGTAAGGCTGGTTATATGAAGTAGAATCGTAGTATGTAATATAAAAAAGATTTCCGTATACATCAAAACGAAGAGAAGATGCTATATTATATGTAAAGTTGTTTGCATTCAAACTTTTTTTGTCTGGAAGCTTTCCAACAAAACCCGCATTGAACCGATTTATTAATTGTCCGGTCGTTTTTGAATATTGTGAAATATTTGTGTTGTAGTTTCCGAATGCAGTTGATGATGAACTGCTGTATGAAGTTGAATCTGGCGCGTTAACAACGTAAATAAAGTTATCATCAACTGCAATTCCACTAATATAGTTGCTTAAACTATCTTGGTTTATTAATATTATTGGATTACCAAGTGTGGCATTTTTTTGTGAATCGTAAGTCACTGGAAATCTAGTAATATTTGCATTCCATCCGGCTGTATATGTCCCCGCAGTTATTGAATTCATGCTTCCAGCGCAAGATACGTACATGAAATTAGAATCAAAAACAACATCGATTGGAAGATAGCCAAAATATGTTGGAGGTGATTTTAAACCGCCATAGTTTCCATAAAAAAGACTTATTGATAGGACAAATTGAGCTTTCGTTGTTCCACTTGTGGCGTTGGTAGTTAGTTTGTAAATAATTCCATAAAGGTCTACATCAAAAGAAGTAATATACATGTTATTGTCGTTGGGATTGTAACGAATTGCTGTTGGATAATTAATTGTCAAACTTGGTTTATAAACAAGTTGAAAGTTTCCGCTACCTGGCGTAATTAATGTGATGAATGTTTTTCCAGTGCTAGGATTATTTAGTACATATAAATTTCCCGATCCATCAAAGTCCATACCAATTGGATTATTTAAACTGCCTAATTCGTTAAAATATGGCGCATATTCAGTTTCATTAGTAGAAATAGTGGTTACATTACTCACTACCCCGTTCGAAGTTGTGTCAACTAAATCATAAGTATATCCTCCTTGTACCGCTAATAAGTTTGCGCTATTTGGATTGTCAAAAAAAGTTAATATTGTTGGTTGATTTACATATGTTATTAAATTAGTTGAAATGATGGTATTAGATGGAACATTTACGCTCAAAGTTCCGGCTAAAGTTGTTCCTGTTCTAATTTGAAGCGTTTGATTATTTCCCGATGGAAGAGAAACCCCGCTAAATGACAACGCATTTTGAAGAATTAAAACGCTGGTGCTGCTGCTATTAATATTTCCAGTTATGAACAAATTTCCATTGTAAAAAGATAGACCAAAAATATAATTAAAACCTGTACTATCGAGTTGAATATTTATGAGTCTGTGCGAATATATTGTTTGAAGAGTTTGGGTTGATCCAATGCTTCCTGTTGCTCTAGGAAAAATAGCGTTGATAAAAGTATTTGTTCCATTATCATAGATGTAATACAAGTTTCCGTAGTTGTCTAATTCTAATGACGTAATAGGTTGACCCTGACTTACAAGTGAAGCGTATGCTCTACTATTTCCAACAAACCCTACATTAAAACGATTTATTAATGTAATAGATGACGAAGATATACTATACATTGTAATTTGTCCGACTCCACCAGACGAGGCGCTTACGTTAGAGACATACAAATAATTATTTGATAGGTCATAAACTATATTTGAAGGATAAAATAAACTTGTGTCTTGTAATCCAGGAACAGAAACTCCGTTTGCTGTTATAACATTTCCGGAAGTAACAACGTTTGTGGAGGATATTATTGTAGCGGCATCTGCTACAGAACTTGAACTAAAAGAAACGCCAGAACCATTTTTTATAAATAATTTTGATATAGATCCCGGAACACTTGAATTTCCAAAATTTGCCACAAACATATTTCCGCTTCCGTCAAACGCTACATCATAAGGCAAAAAACAATAGTTTGTTTTCGGTCTAGAAGTAGTTCCAAAATTTCCACTACTATCGAAAACGTTACTATATGAAACATCTACACTATTTGCATTTAATGATGAGTTAAATAGAGAAAATAAGGCAGAAATTGACCCATATTGGTAGTTTCGCGTCCCAATATTTGTTACGTAAACTAAACTGGTTGATTGCTGAAATCTAATTCCTATGGGTATAGAAATAAAATTATAGTTGAGAGTTTGATTAAAGTTCGGATGGTATATTGTTATATAGTTTGAACAAACGTCCGTAATATACGAATATCCATTTGTGTCAAATGTGTTTGCGGCAGGGTTTTTTAATTTATTTTGATAGCTAGATGTTATGTTTTCGCAGTTAGAGCTTGCAGTAAAAGTAGAAAGTGTAGCACCCGCGCTATTTTGTAAAGAATAGGTTATTCCGGGAGCCGGAAAGGTGTTTGTATTATTATTCGAAACATCTACAAAATAAGTGATAGTTCCAGCCTGATTTTGAATCAACGGAGTAGGGCTTGTTATTGTAGTAGGAAGATTTGACATTGTCTGGTATAGTTAATTTATACTTTTATTTTTTATTTACAAAATTGAATACAAACAATTTGACCTAAATTAAAACCATTAAAAATGGGCATCAAGGATCTTAATAGAGTTTTAAGAGGAAATTGTTCAAATTCTATAAAATGTATACCGGCTTCTTATTTATCCGATAAAAAAATTGCAATAGATATTAGTATTTATCTTTACAAGTTTCACGCAGAAAATGCTCTTATAGAGAATGTCTATTTAATGTTATCTTTGTTTCGCTACTATAATATTATTCCAATATTCATATTTGATGGAAAACCACCTACTGAAAAAAAAGCACTTTTAGCGAAGCGTCGCATGGATAAAAAGGCTGCGGAGTTTGAGTATAATCGTCTAAAAGAGAAACTTTCTGATAATGATATTGAGGAAGAAGATAAAAAAGATATTATTTCTAGCATGGATGTTTTGAAAAAACAATTTGTCTATATTACAAAGGATTTAATAGAAAAAGTAAAGACGCTCATTCGATCATATGGTGCAACATATTATGACGCTCCCGGGGAAGCAGACGAACTTTGTGCTATGCTAGTAATTAAAAAAAAAGTTTATGCGTGTTTGAGTGAAGATATGGATATGTTTGTCTACGGCTGTCCTAAAGTTCTAAGATACATGAGCTTAGTGAAACATACGTTTGTGTGTTATGATATGAAAGGTATTTTAGAACAACTAGATGTATCTCAAAAAGAATTTCGGGAAATTTGTGTTATATCAGGAACAGACTATAACAGCTGTAACTCTAAGAAAACAGACTGCAGCTTATATTCAACACTAAAGTTTTTTAAAAAATTCAAAAAAGCAAATGAAAGTTTTTTAGGATTTTATGATTGGCTTTTAAAAAATTCAAATTATATTCAAGACTATGAAATGCTAATTAAAATATATAATGTTTTTGATCTTTCTGATTATAGCTGTAATTTGAAACTTTTTGAAAAAATAAAAATAGCAAATGGGCCGATTCAAAAAAAAGAATTTAGGGAAATTTTAGAAAACGATGGATTTATATTTCCTTCGTCCAAAATTTAGATATAGAAAATTTTATATTTACGTATATATATATATATATTGAATGGAAGGAGAACAACCCGAAATGGCATCTTCTATGGACAACTCCGCTCTTGTAGATGCTCCCGCAGACCCCGGAAAGTTGTATAGCGAGGCATTTAAAGACCAGGCTAAGGGGAGAATATTATTGGCATTTTCTGCATTAAACTTGGGTTCAAAAATAGCTAACAGGGCGAGTGAGGCATACGAATCTACAAAAAAAGGCCTAAGTAGACTAAGCAGTGGAATAAGTAGTAGTTATAATTGGATGAGAGGCAGACAACCCGTTGCCAAACAATTAGGAGGAGGCACAGAAGACAAAGTAAGACGCGGGTTAGCCTATCGAGCAGCAATGGAAGAGATTTTGAAGGATTTTTCAGCTGAAGATTTAGGTGATGCATCCGTCATACAAAGGGCAATGGCGCGACTTGGAAATAAAATTGGCGAGTCTTTAATCACCAAGATTCCAGGAGACAAAAATAACACACAAGGTGGAAGACGCAGAAGAAGAAAAAACAGAAAAACTCGTAAATCTAAACGTTAGTTTTCAAATAAAAACATCATAAATTAATGATTTTTTTATTTTTGCTCCACTTTTTAAAAGTGGATTTTTTTTATTTTTGCTCCACTTTTTAAAAGTGGATTTTTTTTATTTTTGCTCCACTTTTT